AATATATACTGTCATTCTTAACAAGCGTGGAAACCCTTGTCCGTTGTGTGCTCCTTTCGTTGGCAGAGTGTTCATTGATGATGTGTGGAGTGGAGGACCCAAGAACGGCATATCTCCCGTTACAGGCATTAAATATCCGCTTTTGTCAGAGGCTATTAAAAAGGGCTTGTATCACCCGAATTGCAGGGACGCACACACTACATATTTTGAGGGCATAAGCACACCGCCAGAAAATAGCCAATACACCGCCGATGAGCTTGACGAACTTGCGGAGAGATATAACAACGCCCAGAAGCAAAATTACGCTCAGAACGAAGCTGAGCGAATGGAGCGTATGTCTAAGTTCTCTCTCGATAAAGACAACAAAAGAGCCTATGGTGCAAGGGCTGAACAGTGGAAAAAGAAAGCGGAAGAACTTGAAAAAACTGTTGAAAATTCAGACGATAATGATATAATAGAAATAGGAGATGGACTGTTCAAAAAAGACGGAAGTGATCCCATGTTTGATGCTTTTGGAAGTGCAGAATCTTCAAATCCTGAAGAACTTGAAAAATTGTTAAAGGATCTTTCAAATATGGGCGTTGAAATTAACGCTAATTCTGGTGGTGCATTAGCATATCAATCAACGCAGTTTGGTAAGCCTGGTGTTATTTCTGTTACTCCTAACGCAAGCTATTCAGCGTATTTGCATGAAGCCCAGCACGCAAAAGATGATATGGAAGCCGGCTGGAACGGTTCAAGAGCTGTATGGGATGTTGATGAACATATTAGGCGGGAACAAAATGCTTATGCTATTGAAATTAAATTAGCGGAAGACTTAGGCAGGCCTGACATTGCAGATGAACTAAGAACGAATCTTAAAAATGAAATTGCCGAAATAAAGAAAAGAGATGAAAAGTATGCGAAACTCTTTAATGATGATTAAAAATGATTTAAAATCCGATAATGCGACAGATTGCATTTATGCAATTAGAGCGTGCTGCATACAGCACATTTCAGATAATGAAATTATCACAAGATTAAAAAATATGAAAAGTGATGATAGAATTGCTATGATGAATAAAGTGTCAGAAAGTGCAATAGCAGCACTTGATATTTTAGGAGTAGAAAAATATACAGGTAATAATCCTGCAATCATTGAAATAATTAAAACAAATTATTATAGTAAGTAAATAGTTTAATTCAACCGCTCCTTGAGGGCGGTTTTTCTATGGCTGAAAGGTGGTGATAATATGTATAAAGAAAAATTGCTATCTCAAATTAAAATTCTTGAAAATCTGCAAGAAAAAATTGGAATATATGATGTTTCCGAAACCATACAACTTAGCGGAGAGATTTTAAGACTTGCAAATAAGCTTGATGAGCTTGAAGTAAAATACACGACGACTGCGAATTTGGATAAGTCATTCGAGGAACTGTCTGAGGATAAGCAAGAGAAAGTACGCAGATTTATCGAAGAACGATTCATAAAAAGAAACTAAGCACTTTGAGAAATCAAGGTGCTTTTTTAATGCCCAAAACTCTGACGGCGTTAAAAGCTGAGGAATAAGCCGACGGGCATAAAACGGAGGAGAATATTATGTCAGAACAGCAAACACAACAGACTGCTAACGCTCAGCAGAATAATACGGGCGGAGAAGGTAACACCGCCAAAGGCGGAACACAGGCAACTTATACACAGGAACAGCTTGATAGTATGGTACAGGCGAGAGAACAGAGAGCAAGCAATGCCGCCTTGAAGTCATACTTTGCACAGCAGGGAATGACCGAGGAGGAGATAACACAGGCAATAAATACCTATAAAACGAACAGGGAAAAGAACAAGCCTGATGTTAATGCTATGCAGGCTCAGATTGAGCAGTACAAGCAATCAGAACTAACCGCAAGACTTAATCAGCAAGCAACGCTTACTGCTTTCAAGCTTGGTATTTCAGCCGATACGGTACCGTATATTTTGAAATTGGCTGATTTTTCGGGCGTTACCGATGAAAGTGGAAAAATTAATGATGAAAAACTGAAATCAGCTGTAAGCAAGGTCCTTGAAGATGTTCCACAGCTTAAAGGCGAAACATCAAAGGGCGGTTTTCAAAAAATCGGTGCTGACGGCGATAACAGCGAAGACAAAGAAAAACAGAACGCTATGCTTAGAAAAGCATTCGGACTTAAAGACAAAAATTAAGAAAGGCAGGAAATTTTATGAATAATATTGAATTAGCAACAAAATATCTCCCTTTACTTGACGAGGTTTATAAGGAAGCAAGTAAAACTTCAATCCTTGAGGGTGACGAGGTAACAGTAAAAAAGGGCAGTAATGGCGAAATAAAGATTGCTAAGCTTGATATGGACGGACTTGGCGATTTCAGCCGCAACGATGGCTATACAAAAGGCTCTACATCTTTTGTGTGGGAAACCATTAAGTATGACAAGGAGCGTTCTCAGGATTTGAGAATTGACCGACTTGATAATGACGAGGCTCTCGAAACTCCATTTGCAAAGCTTTCAGGCGAATTTATTCGTACTAAGGTTGTACCTGAAACAGATGCCGCACGAATTGCAAAGATTTGCAGCACAGAGGGTATTACAACAAAGGCTGAAAAGCTTTCTAATGGTTCGGAAGTTATTAGTGCTTTGCGTGCTTGCTCAAACACAATGGACGAATTAGAAGTACCAACAGAAAGCCGTATACTCTTCATCACACCGACACTTAGAGCAAGCATTGATGACCTTGATACAACTCAGTCAAGGGCAGTTCTTTCTAAGTTTTCGAGCATAATCGAAGTACCTCAGACAAGAATGTATACTGCAATAACTCTTAATGACGGTACTACAAATTACGGTTACAAGAAAGCCGAGGGTCAGTATGTAAAAACTAAAGACACAGACATTGTAAAGGACAAGAAGTATTACACTGAAAGTGGTGGCATTTATTCAGAGGTTTCTTCTCCTACAAAATCTGCTTTGAATACCTATTATGAGCTTGTTGGCGTTGGCAAGAATGTAAACTTCCTCTGCGTTGAAAAGTCCGCTGCCGTTTGTGCTATTGACCAGTACATCAAGTATTTCTCCCCAGACCAGGACCAGCAGGGCGACAGCCATGTATTTAAGTACCGCAACAATAACCTTTATGCACATTGCTATGAAAACAAGCTTGCAGGTATCTACTGTTCTTATGTGGAGTGATGATTTATGCAGAATTATGCAACGGAAGCAGATTATCTAAAGTATTATACGGTAGTGCCTGAAAGCTTTGATAATCTTGTCCGTAAAGCAAGCAGAATAATTGACACTTTGACCTATAACAGAATCATAGGAAAGGGTTTTGATAATTTAACGGATTATCAACAGGAAACCATAACAGAGTGCTGTTGCGAGATTGTGCAGTTCTATGATGAATATGCAGATATGCTCGATACAGTGCTTAAATCTTACGGCATAAACGGCGTATCAATGCAGTTTGATTATAATACAGGTGTTTGCGTTAAGAATGGCTGTATAGTTCGTCAGATTACTTATAGCAGGCTGATGTCAACAGGCTTGTGCTGTGAGGTGCTGAGATGAAATATCCTTGCTTGGTGCTTAAATCTGTATGTACTACACCGATTACGATTACAGTATATCAAGAGGGTTTAAGTGAGGACGGAGAACCGCTAAAGGCTCTTGAAATCAATGCCTTATGCAATTATCAAGACAAGGCTAAAACCGTTCTTACAGCCGATAAACAGCTTGTGCAGATAACTGCACAAGCTTATTTTATCGGTGATATTGCTCCTGAATTATCGACGCTTTCAAACGGCGAGGTTATTGTGAATGGAGTTAAGCGGAAAATCTATCAGGGTGAAAAAGCTCGAAATCCTGACGGCACAATCAATTATACGAGATTGGACTTGATATAGTGAAAGTCACATCAAAAATTAAGATAAATCAAACAGCAATAATAGCTATTACAGCAAAAGCACAGGCAGCTCTTGAGCAGACGGCAGAAGCACTCCATACGGAGGTAGTTCAAGCACAGGTTATTCCAAGAGACACAGGAGCACTGCAGAACGAAAGCACTTTTGTTGATACATCAAAAAGTAATCAAGGCAAAGTTTCTATTGTGTCTTCAACACCTTATGCTCGCCGCCTTTACTATCACCCTGAATACAATTTCAAAAAAGATGAGAATCCAAACGCAAAGGCTCACTGGTTCGAGGATTGGCAAAAAGGCGGAAAGCACGAAGATTTCTGTAATAAAGCTTTTGCAATAATTATGAAAGGGTTGATGAGATGATTTATTTAGCTGATATACGGAATTGGCTTAAAGGCTTTAATAT